CCCTTCAGGTGGGCGGCACCTTTTTTCAGGCAACAAAAAACCCGCCGGAGCGGGTTCTGTGTCGTCGTCTGTTTGTGCGCGTTATTCGCGCTTCAGCACCTTCGCCAGCTTGTCGTCGAACAGGACAAGGTTGCGGGTGCCTTCTCCGGCCCCTCGGCTACCCCCGTCTAGGTACTTGATGCCGGGGATGCCGATCTTCCTCAGTTTTTCGGAAACAGCCTTCTGGGCCTCACTACTGGCCCACCCCGAACCTTTGTAGGGGCCACCGGCCTGCATTTCCCCCTCGTAAAGCTGTTGCCCGGTGTACTGCGACCAAACGCTCTCATCTGGCGCAATGTCAGATCCTCTCAGCAGGCTCTTGACACTCTCCGGCTGCTCACTCAGCGGCTTGTCCCAGTCGAGCATCTTGGCTATTTGTTCGTCGGGGATGTCAACGTGGTAGAGGTTGCCGCCGTACTCCTTGATCGCCGACCTTAACGCTGGAGATGGGTCAAACTCATCAATATTCTTGAATGCCGCCGAAATGGCCTGTGAAGGGTAATCAAACCCCAGCCAGTCATCGTCCTTGAGCGCCTTGACTACCCCGGCCACCTTTGGAGGTAACTCGCCACGATAAAGTGCCTCAACAATCTCATCTACGCCGATGTCATCTGGCAACTCTGAACGAAACTGCTTGACAACATCCTTGTGGCCGAGCGCCTTCTGGTAACTTTTAGCAACTCCCGGCGACTCAGCAAAGTACAGCCCATGCCCGTACGCCTGCGCACCCTCGCCCGTCCCGATCTTCGACAGGTCGAAAGCGTCAAACTTGTGGGGACTGCCGTGGAAAACGGTCATCCCACCCATCGGGAAGATTGGCGAGTTGATGGCCGCCTCGTAGTCCCCGTTTTGCAAGGCGGTGACGAACTCAGTCCCCGTGTCCAACAGCTTCGTGCCGGTCTTCTGCAACATCCCGCCAAGCGTTGGCTGGAACGCCGGGACGTTGGATACCCACTGCCTCAATGCCGCGTCCACCGGGTAGCTCGGGTCAGTAATTCTATCTACGCCGCTCGCCACAACCCTGCCGGGGTTCGGCAGATTCATGGCCTCATTCATAACAGACCGGCCCTTAGCGCCAATCGTCGCTAACAAGCCCTCAATCGCAGACATTACCCTTGCGCCATTCCTGCCAAGCCCGCCATGCCCGCCATGTTCTCTAGCTGGGTCTGTGCGGCTTCCTGCTTGGTCTTCTCTGCCTCGGCCTCGGTCTTGCTCACCTCGGCAACCGCAGCGCGTTGCTGAAGTTCCTGTGCCGCCTTTGCCTGTGCTTGGGCCTGCGGGTCTTCACCGCCTGCGAGTTTTTCCTTCAGCGCCTTCTTATTGCGAATCTGGCTCGCGTCCAGATACACATCAGGCGGGAAGATCACACCGGCTTGGGCCAATGTGACAAGGTTCTGGAACTGCTCGTCTTGCAAGGTCACGATGTCTGGCATCTCGTCGATCACAATGTCCACATCGACCTGTGCAACGTCGTTACGCTTGCCTACCGGACGATCCGGCGTCAGTTGCGCCATGCGTGCCAGTTCCAGCGGGATCGGCTGACCGGATTCCATTGCCGCCTGATACAACTCAGCCGCCGTGATGGGCTGGTTCAGGGCAACGAACTTTGGCGCACCGTCGTCGTCTCTCACCCTGATCCACTTTTCCTCGGTCCAGTACTGCCGAATCCGGTTCCACGCCTTGCGATAGACCTGTTTCTGGAAGTGCCGCAGGTGGTCGAACAACCGGCCCAGTTCCAGTGCGTCGCTCTGGTGGTCTAGCTGCTTCGCCCGACCGGACTGTGAGGCGGTGACGTTCGTGATCGCTTTGGGGCCGACAATCGACAGCGCCTCAACCGCCTGCTGCAACAACTGGAAATGACCCGCCGAAAGGTCCAGGTTCTGAAGGATCTCCACCTTCATGCCCGGTGTGTATTCCAGGTAGCCGTCAGGCTTCGCCAGTTCCTTCTTGAACTTGTTAACGTCAGCCACCGCACCGTCTTCGCCAAGCACCTGTTTACTATTCAGCAAGTGCAGGGACTTGGATCGGCGGTGATTGATCTCGTCCTGTAGCGACTTCCAGCGACGGATCACGCCATAGCGCCGGTTGTCCTTGTCCACATAGGCAGACGCCCACGCATAGGGGTGTTCCGGGTCGCCCTCGTCGTTGATGTAATCACTCGGGGCGGGTTCGACAATCCAGCCGTTCTTCACGAACGTGGCGTGGTGCCAGACATTGCCCTTGAGGAAATACTGCTCGATGACCCGCACCCGCTGGCGCTTGCGGTCGATGTGGATATTGTCCGAAGGCCGGTCACCATCCGAGTCGCTGAACGTGCCAGACATCTCGGTGGCGGTAATGTCCCAATCAGCCTTCGGCCACTTGTCCTTTGCCGCCTCAAGGTCCATCCAGATGAACGTGCCCAGAAAGCGGGCGTCCGAAAAGTCCTTGTCACTGGAATGGGGATCGTAATAGCACCGCTCGAAACGGTTGCGGCGGATACAGACATCAATCCCGCCCTTCGTCTCTTTGACGATAACCTCAGCGCCGCCCATGCCCTCAACAAAGACATTCTCGGCAACGTCAGACCGGACCTGTGGGAAGTCCTGGTCATCGCCCACATACCTCAGCGCGTCGGTAATCGCCTCAGAGTCCTGCTCGTGCTTCGGCGTCCGGGGATAGGCTTTCGGGTCGGTCCGTGCGGCAATCTCAAGACCGATCATGTAGTCAATCTTGTCCTTCAGCTTGTTGTCCGTGACGATGGGCTGCTTGCGGGCCTTGAGGGTGTTGATTTCCTCGTCGGTCCACTGGTAGCCGTCGTAGTAATCGCGGGACTCTAGCGCCTCATCCCGAGATTTCTTCGTCGCGTCCCACCACGAATCGAAGTTCGCAACGAGCTGCGTCAGGACTTCCGAGTTGTCAGTCTTCACAGCCGCCACGAACTCCCCTCATCACTGTCAAAAGCGCGGTCCCACTTATCGGTTACAACCTTGCGGGTCGCGGTCAGCGCCATAGCCGGATGCGCCTGGTCTATTGCCCGTGCCATCATCCCCACCATGTCCACTGCGTCGTCGTGTTTGCCCGCTGGAAAGCCCAGAAGCTGCGCCAGTACCCGGTGGCCGTAATCGTTATCCGGTAAACCCACCCGCCCCATGCTCGCCATTGCCCTTAAAGGGGCCGCTCTGGCTACCTTGTCGCTGATGCTTGGCATCCACTCGATCTTGCCGCCCGGTGCGCGTCGCTCGCGTCTCACGCGGCCTAGCAAGCCCTCTGATGCCCGTCTGGTCATGCCGCCTTCGCCAAACTCGACAATGGGGCGGTGACGGGCCACCAGATCCATGTAACTCTCAGCCCAGTTGACCTGATCCTGCTGGCCGTACCAGCCGTCCAAACAGGCGTACAACTTCGTCTCGTTGTGTTCCTGCCAGACGCTGTGAATGCCGATCTCGGTGAAGTCGCCACCGTTCTCGGTAAAGGCAAAGTCACTGCTGAGGTACTTTCGCCCCTTCGCGTCTTTCGGGTCGTATAACCAGAACCATTCCCGCTTGAAGAACGTGCCGTCCTCGGGGCTTGGCTCCTGCTGGTACAACGCGGACCATGCGCGAGGATTAAGCCGCGCCTCGGCCACCATTTCCTCGGTGAAATACTCAGGCCAGAGCCGCTCGCCCGGAGCGCGTCCCAGTAAGTCGTTCTGGCCCGCCAACATCGGCAGCTTGATAACCCGCCAACGCTTCTCCTCGCGTTGCAGGATGCGGCCAGCCAGGTCGTCCTCGTGCCACCGGGTCTGAATCAGGATGCGCTTGGCCTTTGGCTTGAGGCGCGTCACAAAGTCGTTGACGTACCAGTTCCAGTGCTTCTCGCGCTGCGTCTCGCTGTCAGCTTCCTCGCGGCTCTTAACCGGGTCGTCAATCAGTCCCAAGTCGCCACGGCGACCGGTGATCGTTGCGCCAACGCCAGCCGCTAAGCACGAACTGCCGTTGCCCGTCTCCCACGAGCCAGCCGCCGATGAGTCCTTCGCCAGCCCATCCCCGAACACGGCTTGGTGGGCGGCACTATCGACAATGTTCCGACTGCGGCGGCTGAAGTGCTCGGCCAGCGTCGTCGTGTTGCTACAGCAGATGACCGCCGAGCCGGGATTCCGGCCCATGTACCAGGGAGAGAACAGGACGGTCGAATACGTTGACTTGGCGCTCCCCGGTGGGAGCAGGAACATTACCCGGTCTATATCGCCCCGCTCGACCGCCTCTAGCGTCTCGATAATCAGCGCGTGGTGCGCGGCGGGGACTAGACCAACGTCAAGGTAGTCAATGTATGCCGTGAAGCTCGTCCGGGCCTGGCGTCGCTTCAGCAGGGCGGCTGCCGCTGCCTCTTGCGATAACGGCCAGCTCTGCGTCGCTAAGGCTGCGCTCATCAGTGAGGGTTACACCCATATCAACTTCAGAGGGGGCGAGCCTGAAGTACGCCCGGTAGAACTCCGTCGTGTTCTCCTTGGCCCATTCAGCCATTGCAGCCGTGCCGCCAAGGCGGTTGAACACTGCTACCATGTTCTCTTTGACTTGGGCACCGATCCTGTTCTTACTTCCGACTGGCCTGCTCATAAACTAAACCGTAACAGGCTGATGAAGTAGGGGAAGTTGGCCTCGGCCCTTGCTGCTTTCTATACAGATTCGGTCAGCGTTCCGAGTAGGCGCATCCCCTTCGATCTGTGCGTGTGTCATTCAGCTAACCCCGCCCAAGTTCCTCACCCGGTATGTCTGGGCTGTCGTTTCCTGCGTATCCAGCCCCTCGTCGGACATGATCGATATGACTTTATCCTCGTAGGAATTGCCGTCGTCCTGGATCGCGTTCGAGGTGGCCGGGATCACTACCGTCGTGGTTGCTGCCGGGGTGAGTGCGGTCCAGTCGGTGATCGGCTGGTTGTTGGTCTGGCAATCCACCCGGTACTTGAGGCTGGTCGGCGTCAGTAGCGAGCCGTCATCGCCGCGACGCTCGATATTGACCGTGACTGCCGTGGCTTCGTTGACGATCTTCATTTGCAAGAGACACAAACACTCATGGTTCTTATGTAGCACTCTCATGGGGGTGATTGGTGGACAAACTGGACAAATCTTGTGGGCGAATATCCAGCCTGCCCAATAGGTAGCCGTGCGCTTGATCGAGTATCTGGTACATCCTCGATTTCGACAGCCCCAGTGCTTCGGCCTTTTCGTCCCGTCCCGCTTTTGACCGATAGGTGATTTCGATGACCGCCCGGTAGTGTTCGTCCATCGTCAGGACGACCCGGTGAAAGTCTGCGATCTCTCTCGGCATCAGCCTCACCGGGATGTGCTGGCTGTGCTGCTTGATCGCTGCGCCTACCGATCCCTCGTCCCTGATCCGGTGCATCAGCGAGGTACGGGGCCAGCCGGATTCATTGGTGTTCCGCCACCGGCCCCAGTCTTTGCCACGATGGTGAATCCAATTTATGATGGCATTTCTCCAGGGTTGTAGTTCAGTAACTCCCGCACTTTCTCCACAGTCAATGCAGGTTTAGCAATACTCGGCATGACTAATCCACCTTCAGCAGTTGACCGGACCCCGCTTCGATAACAAACGCCTCGTTTGCAGGGTCTACCCCGCCAAGCACCAGCGCGTCCGCGTCTGTACCGTCTTCGATCCAAACGTGAAGCCTGTATGTCACCGTCTTTTCCATTGCCTTGCCCTCATAAGTTTCTCGCCCATTCCACCGCCTGCTCGACCGTCCGAATGATCGGGATCGGCGCTCTCGCTGCGTCGTGGAATACGTTTTGCGCTTTGTTCAGCCCGTTCCGTCCGGCCTTGCACTCGATCAGGTGCCACTCGCCAGCCCGGCTCAGAAGCAGATCAGGCAGACCATTCGCACTCAGCCGGGTCACACTGAACCCCATTTGCTCAAACGCCGTGACGATCAGCGGCTCTGTCGCGTCGCGCTGCGCCTTGTATCTGGGAATCATGACGCTCCCCTCCTGTTCGTCTGGTGCTTTCTCACCCGGCCAGACGCCTCCAGGATCTCACACACCAGTTGATACGGCACCTCGAAGCATTCTGCAAGCGATCGGCGGGTCTCGCCCAGCAGGAATCTGTGTGTCATCGCCTCGCGCTCGTGCGCCGGGATGTGGGTGAGCTGATAACTCATGCCGCTGCCGCCAGATAC